CTTTTTGCGGGCTGGTGCTTTGGTGATGGGTTGGAGGTCGGGTTCGTTGTTGGGGAGGAACCCGGCAGAGAACTCGGTCTCCAACTGATCCAACCGAATCATCAGGATGTCCAACTGCTCTTCGTTGAGGTCGGGCAGTTTGACGCCTGGTGCAGGCCAATGCTTCTTCAACAGCTCTTGTGCTGGGGCTGGGAGGTTCTTGATGCGGGTGAGTGCGTCGGTGCGGTTGAGGTCGGGTGCTGTAGAGGTGGCGACTCCGGTCGTGGGCGGAATCCCGTCGTTGGCCGCCACCTCCACATGCACTTTGATGTGCAGGTCTTTGCGTTTGCGCCATGCTCGCACGTCCATGGCCATCTGGGCTGCTTCCCACCCGGCGACAAGGTCAACCTCATACAGGGCGAGTTCGCCTTTGCCAGCAGGCAGGTGCAGGATGACGCCTCGTGTCTTGTCAATGTCTGGCATCGGGATGTGCTCTTGGGTTTGCCAGTTGTAGATGTATTCGGCGTTGGCGTACATCGCCATCTGGACTGCGATGGCGTTCATTGCGTAGTCGATTGACCCGGTCTTCAAGTCGAACACCTGTTTCTTTTTGCGGGTGTTGAATCGGGCGATGCGATCCGCTGTCCCTGCGTACTCGTACTTCTCGTTGACGAGGAGTACTTCGACGAAGCGTGGGTCGATGATGACGCCGTGTTGGGTGATGCCTTTGAGGTAGGCGTCAACGTCGGTTTGGAGTCCGGGGAGGATTGCTGGTTTCTGGCCGAGGTCCAACGCTTGGGTGAGTGAGTGGAGTGCGGTGCCGATGTTGGCTTTGCTGGATGCTCCTGCTGCTTCGATGGCTTGTTGGACGATGCGGTCGAGTGCGGTGCGGTCTTCGAGTGCTGCTGATGCTGCGACGAGGAGGTCGTTGCGTTGCACGAGACCTGTCGCAGTCATGCGACCCTTCCACGCTGTCAACGCACCTTCATCGTCCAAGCATTTGGCGATGGTGGTGACTCGTGGGAACGATGTTTGTTTCCCACTGCGTGTCGTGATGAGGTAGCGACCCCATCGGTCTTTGGGTGCTTCACCTGTGGTGAAGTCGTCGGTGGCGGGCATTGGCGGGCCTTTCTTGTAGTTGGGCTAATTGGGATTACTGACTGTACCTTATCGGTGGGGTGTTGGCTGGTCAAGCATAGCGAGAAGCTCCGCCCACACCTTGGCAGGCATGACGGCATACCAGTCGTCCACGTCTTCTGATCCACGACGCTTGACGATGACGGCTCCTGTCCATGCACGGGCGTTGGCCATCTCAACTTCGAGCTCTCGGATGTAGCCGGGTAGGTCAATCTTCTTCTCGGCTTTGACCTCGATGCAGACTCCTGGCATTCCGTCGATGTCGCCTCGGTCGTCGATCCATCCGGCACGACTGCGTTCAGCATTCACCCACCCGAACTTGCGCAACCATTTGGCGACGAGCAGCTCGGCTCGGTTGCCTTTACGTTTGTTTGGATGTGCCACGAAGTCTTATCCTACGACGAGCCTCACGCCTACGTTCCGTCGTCGTCAACCCACCCCACACACCAACCTCCTCATGCTTGATGGCATGTTCAAGGCAGTCGATGCGCACCGGGCATTTGATGCAGTACGACTTGGCTTCAATGACGAGGCGTCTCACACCTTCCTCAAAGAACAGGTCGCCTGATTTGCCGTAGCACGCTGCGTGGCGATACCAGACTGGGTGTCTGCCGACGAAGACGTTGTCTTCGTTCGTCCAGTTAGCGATTGGTTCGTCGGTCACGGCGCTTCAAGATTTCGTTGAGTCGATCAGCGTCACGCTGCTGGATGAGTTGCGACCATGAGCGCACCGCTGAGATGAATCCTGCGATGAGCACGATTGCAAAGATGGCGAGTTGCCATCCTGTGTATTCGTTGTCGGGGTTCTCTGGTCCGGTGAGCCAGAGTCCTATCCATGCGAACATGAACAGTCCGTTGAGTATCAGTTTCTCTGTTGGTTTCATGAGCCCTCCTTGTGGGTCGGATTCGACCTTAGGGCATTACTGTCCAAGACTGGTGGATGCTAGGTGGCGGGTGGTCCACGGGTTCCAGCCTCCGTATTGCCAGATGGCGAGGGCGGCACGGGCTGCGGTGTGTGGGTCGTGGAGGTCTTCGCAGGTCTTCACTATTTGCAACGATTGCAGATAGCCGTTCGGGTAGTAGCGGTTGGGTCGGCACCACGATTTGGTGTGGATTTGGAAGGCGGTCCAACTGAGGCCACGGTCGCCCCGGACGTGGCTTTGGCATCGGGACTCGAAGTAGGTGATCGCCCCAACCATCGGTAGTTCGGCTTCAGGCCAGCCGACCTCACGGGCGACGTCTATCCAGCCTGGGCAGGATTGCCCGTCAGCGACGTTCAGAGGGCGTCTGGGAGGCGTCGGAGGCAGGGTGGTAGTGGTGGTGCTGGTGGATGCCACAGGGCGTTTGGAGGGCTGCTGTGGGGCTTCTGCGGCCATGGCTGGGACGAGTCCGAGGATGGCTATGAGGGTGAGGGTGAAGGTTGCGGTGAGGGTTCGCATGAGGTGACCTTTCGTGGGTGTGACCGCACAGCCAAGGAGGGAAACTGTGCGGGGTAGTCAACTCGTGACGCCCGCCGAGGCCGAGGACTTACCGTCCGTCAGCCTAGTGGACACCTCCTTGTGATGTCTAAGTCGAACCCTACCTGAGATCGGTTCGGCTCACTACTTGGGTATTTACGACCATTCCGATGGGGATGCAGAGGACTCCGTCGCAGGAGTCGTCGGCTCCGATGGATTGGACGATGACGATGTGTCCGGGTTTGCGGTCGGGGAGTATCCATCCGGCTGTCCGTACGACGTATGGGTCTTGGTCGAGGTTGTCTAGGTCTTGCCATTCTGATTCGGCGTGGGCGTCATGCCATGTCACGATGCCGAGGGTTGCGTCGTTTAGGAGAGCCATACGACGTACTCTGCGGTGACGCTGCCTCGTTCTGGGTTGATGAAGTGGAGGCGTTGGGATGGTTTGCCTGTGGCTGCGACGAACTCTTTGGCGTAGTCGGAGTCTGATTCGATGCTGCCGGAGACGAATACTCGGCCACCGTTGGCGAGCGTCATGGTGATGTTTTGGTGGTAGTGGCCCATGTAGCAGTCGTCAAAGTCGGGGATGACGCCTGATGCCCAGGCGTTGACTTTGCGCATGATGCCGAACGCTGGGACGTTCCCGCCGAAACTTTTGATTTCGTCTCCGTGGACCAACAGGACTCGATACTTGCCGACGGCGAACTGTTGATACCAGCCGTCGGAGTGTTGCCAGATGGCGGGGAGGTCGGTGGTTCGGTCTTGGGCAATCTTGTAGGCCATTCGGTCGGCGTTGTCCCCGGCATAGGTGCCGTCCCCGTACCTTCCCAGGCGTCCGTGGTTGCCCCATTCGCAGACGATACGCAACGGCTTGGCGAAGTTTGCCTGCAACGTGCGCACCATCCGTTCGATGAGTCGAGCGGTCTCAAAGAGCTGCTCGAACAGGTGGGCTTCAATCTCCCAAACTTGAGAACTAAATACATTCCCGCCGCCCTCCACCATGTCCCCACCCAACATCAGCACACATTCATCGACCGGGTGGTCTTTGCGTTGAATCTCGGTGAGGCTGATGACCTTGTCGGTGAATTCGGCGATGCGCCGATCAGCGACCGCAATGTTGTACGACGAAGTCTTCTTGCCTAACTGCCAGTCGGTGGCGTGAACCAATGCGACCTCATGCCCTTTACGTCGCTTATCCACGGCAGGGCGCTTGATAGCGAGTCCTCGCCCAGATGCCTTAGCGGCCTCATAGGCGGCCTGATAGATGGCTTGGACGATGTCGTCGGTTCGTCGTTTGTTTCGGGCTGCTTCTCCTTGCGCCTTTTTGAGGAGGCGTTGGAGTTCGTCAATTTGTGATTGTTCTTCATAGGCGTTCATGAGTCCTGAATCTCCGTGCGGATACGAGTCAACGCTGAGTAGGAGATGGAGAACCCTTGGTTCTTCAAGACCCGGTGGATGACGGAGGTGGCGATGCCGATGTCACGGCACGCTTTCTCAAAGTCTTTCCATCGGTCGCCGAGGAACTCACGGAGGCGTGAGTCGGCTTTGTTGGCGTTAGGACGCTTTGCGGCTTCCTGTTTTACTGCGTCTAGGAACTCTCCCATTTGTGGTCCCTCCTGTTAGGTGCCATTCAATGTGTGAATCCACCTTACCCTCGACACGCTCCACCGTGTTGGATACCCGGTCGAGTACGTCCATGACCTTGGCGTGGTCGGCGTGATTCTCCCGACGAAACTGCTGGATGACGGCCACGATGATCGAGGCAACACCAGCCACTACTGCGGTGAGGAGGAGCGCCCAGCCTTGGTCAAGCATTATCTTCTGCTGGTTTATTGGCGAGCCATTCCTTCACGGCATCCGGCACATTGTCTCCGCAGACGTACCTGATGTGCCACGGCTCGGATTGCAGTTCCCATGAGAACCCGAATCGGTGGGCGTTGGCAAGCATCCATTCGAGCCTCTTGCCAGAGGCGTTGGCGATGTCGATGGCGATACCCCAATTGTGATTGCTGGTACCCGGTACGGCCATCGGAGCCATGCCCTTCTTCAAGTACCACGCCTCGCCTTTGTAGATGCGAGGTTTCTGTTGCATCAACTTCTTGTTCGGCTTGTTGGTGTGCCGTTGATAGAACCCGTACTCTTGGGTCTCCAAGCTGCGGTAGCAGTCGGCTTGTGAAGTCGGAGACAGGTCAATGCCTGCTGCGTTGGCTGCTGCGTCCATCGCCTCATAGGCGTCAGCGGCAAGGTGATGCAGTTTGCCTTTGCCTTCGATGTTGCGCAACAGGTTGGCAGGAATCTCTCCTGCCTTGCATCCCTTCAAGTCCGATGGGAGTGTGACCTTGACGATCGGGAACGGCTTGGACATTACTTCTTGCCGTTGCTGAACGCTTCTTTGATTTCGTCGCTGGTCAACTCACCATCGGTCGATGCCGAGGCAAGCTTCTGGACTACTTCGAGGACGGCCATGGCACCAGCCAAGATTGCTGCCTTGCTGACGGAGACGCCGATGACTGCTCCACCGGTGACGGCTGGGAGTGCTCGTGCGAGGAACAGCGAGAAGAGTCGCTGACCTAGGTCGAGGAAGCGTGCGATGGTTGCATTCTGTTTGATTCCCATGTCAGTTGTCATCTCCGTCTCCCTGTGTTGCTGTTCCTGCCAAGTGTAGTGCGAGTGAAAGGAATGTGAAGAACAGCGCCCAGTTCTGGATAGGTCCAGAGAGGGTCATGATGGTGATGGCGGATGCGCCGAGGGTGAAGCCGAGCGCAAGTATTTCATGCCCGATTTTCTTGAACATTACTAATTCCGTCTACGCAGGCTTGTGCCGACGGCAACAAGTGTAGAAGACACGGCAACCAATGTCCTTCGTTCATCCACTGGGATTGTTGAGCCAATCATCACATACGAATCAAACAGCCCAGTGAACACGTTGATGGCCGCCTCGAACGCTTTGCGCACCTTCTTGGGTGCGTCCTGAACTGCATCCACGATGGCTTCACCATCAGCAGCCGTCAAGTCCTCGACGCTGATGGTCTCAAAGATTGCCTCAGCCTGTTCCTCGGTGACGACCGCCAACACTTCGGCGCTGGTCGCAAGTTGCGTTGCCTGCTCGGAGGTGGGTTGGGCAGCGAGGACGGTTGCGACAGCTGCGACAATCTCTTCGGCTGGGAGATCGGCGACGTCTTCAAGCAGGGTTTCTATGGCTGCGTCAACCTGTTCTTCGGAGAGTACCGTTTCAGGTTGTGGTTCTTCTTCTGGCTGTGGCTCTTCTATTGGGTCCGGGAGCGTTGTGGTTGTGGGTGCTGGTTCGGTGGTTGTTGATTGAGGAAGCTCAGGCTCGTCTGGCAGAGTCGTCACGGGAATTGGATCAGGAGCCTGCGTCGTAGTTGTCTCCTCTGGTTGAGAGGAAGTTGTAGTCGTTTCTGGTTCCGGCTCGGTAGTCGTCGTGGTGGTCGGTTCGGGTTCGGTTGTGGTGGTTGTGGTTTGGGTTGGCACATAGACCGTGGTGGTGGTCGTAGTGGTAGTGGTAGTGCTGACAGGTTCTTCAGTCGTTGTGGTGACCTGTTCGGTGGTTGTGGTGACCTGCTCGGTGGTAGTGGTGACTGGCTCGGTCGTGGTGGTGACGGCCTCAGTCGTGGTGGTGGCTGGTTCGGTGGTGGTGGTGGGTGAGGCAATCTCTTTGCGGGTGAACGCTGAGTCGGGGACGATGGCCCAACCTGTTTCGTCGATGTTCCAGGCGAGCATGTAGCACGCTCCGCCACCCCACTCAAAGAACCAGCCGTCCAACGGTTGTGAACCGGGTTGGACATTGAGGCTGACTTGTTGAGACCATGAGCAGCCTTTGAGGTTCCATGTGCCGAACTCTGTTCCGGCGATGTTGATGGTGCCTCCGTCGTCGGCTGCGACCATAAATCGGATTGTCTCGTGTTCGGGGATGGTGATGTACCCGGAGTAATGAATCATGAAGAAGTCCCATCCGCAAGATTGGAATGGTTCACCGTTGTAGTTGCGGTTGATGTTGTTCTCTATCTCCGATCCGCACGTCGGATAGAGGTCGTCACTTCGAGTTGGTATCTCGGTCGGCTGATAGTTGTAGCCGATGGCGTTGAGTCCAGGCAAAGGTTCTGCTTGCGCCTGGTATGGCCAGAACGCAAACAGGATGGCGGGGAGCGCAATCAGCGCCCGCTTCACGCCTCGGTGGTCGGCGAAACGAACTCGTCAGACTCGGCAACATAGAGGTCACCGACGCCCGCATACTTGGACCTAAAGTTAGCGTGATAACTCGTTTGCAACCATGTGCCAGTCAGGCCGATGGACGCAATGAACGCCTGACCGATTGGCTCGGATTCGGGGAACTCGCCGCCACCGCAATCATCGTTTCCAATAACGATCACTTCACGCACTGTGTTTGTGTCGTCTACTAATGCAAAATGTGCCATTATGCCACCACCAATGTTCCCGTGGTCGTCCACGAATACCAAGTGTAAGAACCATCAGTTCCGTTTGTTGTCGTGCCGGTGACGCTAATCGAGAGGCCGGTTGCGTTCGCGGTGAGCCATCGGATGACTACTTGGCCTGATCCGCCGTTTCCGCCTGCGTTGGCTCCGCCACCTCCGCCGCCACCGCCTCCCCGGTTAGCGGTTGCATTCGCTCCAGCCGCGTTCGAGCCGCCAGCGCCGGCGTTCGTGCCAGCCGCGCCTCCGGTCGCGCCACCTCCGCCACCGCCGCCGGAATAAGAGATAGTCGAGCCGGTGTAGTTATTGGTAGAAGCCGCACCGCCAGCGCCGGCGGTGGTAAGTGAAGCGTTTCCACCTACGCCGCCAGCTCCGCCGCCGCCGCCGCCTGCGCCGTTCGTGGTGGAGGTTCCGCCATCGTTGCCTTCGCCCGAAATACCGGTAGCGACTGCTGCGGTACTATCTGCTCCTCGACCTCCGCCAGATCCGCCGACGTTTCCGTTTCCGTCACGATTACCGCCTGCGCCACCGCCATTGGCAGAACTAATGAATGACGAGGCCGTCCCATTCTTTCCGCTATCCGTAGAAGATACTGCACCAGCGCCAGCAGCTCCGACCTTCACCGTGTAAGTCGTCTTTCCGACGATTCCCGAACCCGTGACGAATCCTCCAGCACCTCCGCCGCCACCTCCATCGCCAGCGGCTACGCCATGACCACCGCCACCACCGCCGCCGACAAGCAGAAACTCAACAGCAAGAGTTGGTGAAGCATTCACCCATGCGGTGCCGTTGTAGACCTGAAGTCCGGTGGCTGTGGAGTAGGCGGTCATGCCTACTTCGGGTGAGGGTAGTGCTGAGGCTCGTGCGGCTGTTCCTGCGAACACCATGACGGCCTGATCCATCAGATAGTTCTGAACATTGTCTGCGGTCAATACTTCGCCACTGGCGAAGGTGCGGAAGCCGGAACCCATAAGACTAAATACTAACCCAGGCAGTGCCGTTGTAGACCTGCATCCCCGTCGCAGTTGAATACGCAACCATCCCCGTCTCAGGTGACGGGAGAGCTGAGCCACGCTCAGCCGTACCTGCGAACACCATCACCATCTGTTTCATCAGATAGTCCATGACGTTCGTGCTTGTCAATACTTCGCCACTGGCGAAGGTGCGAAATCCTGCTCCCATGGTGTGTTGAGTTTAGCCGAGACCAACAGTCGGATCATCAAGCTCGCTGGTGTCGAGGATGAATTGGGTGAGGAGTTGGGCTTGGCCGAGGCCGAGTCGGATGCGGTGTGAACCGGGTGTGATGTCGTGGGCGAGGTTCTCGATGTACATCGTTTTGGTGACGGTGGTGGGTGCGCCGGTGGTGTAGGTCTTGGTGATTTCTACGAGGTCGCCGATGTCAAGGATGGAGACGGCTTGGGCGTTGGCGGCGGTGAGGCCGTTGAGGATGACGCTCATTTCGTTGAAGCGCACGACCGGGTCTTTGTACTTCGCCAACAGGTTCGCTGCCAGGGTGTCGCCTGCTGCTTGGGTGTTGAGTGGGATGTCGCTGAGGCTGAGTGTGTTGACGCCGAACTCGGTGGTGGAGGTGGTGTCGACTGCGGTGGAGACGGCGAAGCCTTGGACGCCGACTTGGACTCGGTTGTAGAGGGTTTCGGCTCCGTAGCCGACGGAGAGTTCTTGGTAGGCGATGACGGTTCCGGCTGGTGTGTCGGAGAACTTGATGTCTGCGGTGTCGAAGGTTGTGGTGATGCGTGGTTGGAAGACTGCTGTGCCTCCACGGTTCACGAAGAATCGTCCGTCCTCTGCGAGTACGACTGCGTCGATGGCTGACTTCACGTTGTCGTTGGCGTCGTAGGCGACGGTGCCGACGGTGGCCACACCCGTTGCGATACTGCGGGTCGCTGTCGAGTAGGCGACTTCTGGTCGGTCAAGGATGGCTGAGACTCGTGCGGAGGTGAGTTGGCTGGATGGGTTGAAAGCGGTCAGGTTGGTGCGACCGAGCGTGGAGAGATCGTCGACGCAGGTGACGATGGCGAAGCTGTTGTCCGGCTGCTGATAGTCAATGTCCAAGTCGTTCACACGACCAACAAACAACGGCTCTTGACCTGCCGTGCCACCGTAGACCTGGACGAAGCGTCGTGGGGCGATACCGTACCCGTCCTGCACGAACGGTGACGCCGTGTTCGCCGGATCAAACGAACGCCCAGAAGCCTTGTCATCAAGCACGATGGTGGCTTGACCGACGCCCATCGTGTCCAACTGTGTTGCACGACCACGACGAATCGACACACTCGTCACATACTGAGTGACGTCAGCGAAGTTCGTTGAACCATCCAACACATCAGGGCCGTTGAGTGTGGACGAGTCCAGGGTGAACGCATCCTGCACTAGCCCGGTGTCCATCAACACCCGATACGTCTGACCCCAAATCGCCGTCGTCGCCATCGGCTACACCATCAAGTTAAGAGGGCCGTTGACACGCTCGTAGTCACGCAAATACTGATAAATCTCCTCACCAACCTGCGCACCATTCAACACACCCGACTGCACAATGATGTTGACTGGAGCGTTATTACCGACCGCAACACCACCAGCAGTTGCAAACGGTTGAGGCGTCACCGCAGCAGGCACCGCAGGAATCAAACCCTCAGCCGGACGATTCGCCGCAATCCTTGGGAACTTCTTGGCAGCCTCAGCCAACTCAGCCAATGCTGTGGTGTAATCCTCCAACGCCGAACTCTGAGCCTTGATAGAAGCAGTCAACTCATCGTTGGCTATTGTCTGCTGACGTTGAGCCGCCTCCACAGCCTTCTGCAACGGCAACAACTCCTCATCACCCTCACGCAACCCATCGGTCGCAATACGCAGATTCCGTCGAGCCTCAGCCAAACCATTCGCCGTCTCAATCTGCCGATCCTCAGAATCAGCCACATTGAACTTCGCCTCAGCCAACGCAATCTCCGCCTTCCGAATGTCATCAGCCGTTGACTCAGGGTCCTGACGAATAGCAGCCAACTCACGCTCGGCATCACGCACCGCAATGATTGCCTCCTCGTGACTGAACTTCGACCGGGCAACACCACGCTCAGCAGCAGCCACCGCACGTTGAGCCGCAGCAATGTCCTGGGCAGTACCACCCTGCTGAGCCCTCGTCAATGCATCCTGTGCCTGCTTCAACGCATCGTTCGCATCAGCAACCGACAACTGCGCGCTACCAACCCGCTTCTGAGCTGCACCAAACGCATCCGACGCACCCTGCGCACGCTTCAACACCGACGTGTACTCGGCAATCTTCTCCTTAGCCGTCATCACCGTCTTGGAAGCACCACCAGTCTTCTCATCAAACTGACCCGTCTTGAACGTCGTCACACCATAGGAACGAGCCAATGCCTCCAAACGATTACTCTGCGTAGCCAGAACATTGACAGTCTTAGAAAGACTGGAGTTGAGGAGAAGCACCTTGCCGGTGAGATAGATGTAGGAGTTGCCTGCTGCTCGAATGACGCCATCTGAACCAGCAACCGCTGCCTGCAACTGTCTGGTCGCCTTCTCGGCCTGAAACAATTTCGTGGCAGCAAACGCAGCCAGTCCCGCAAGAGCACTGAATGCGATGACGAGTCCACCCACCTTAGATACCGAGATGGCGGTATCAAGACCTTTTGTAGCCGCTGCCGCAACAGCCGCAGAGATTGCGTAGGCCTTCATCGCAAGACCAAGAACAGTCATTGTCCCGGTAAATGTGATTGCGGTGACAATAAGTGCCGAGAACACTCCAGAGTTATCTTCAGCCAACTGAGCCAACTTCGTCAACGGTCCAATCACAGCCCTCAACGCTGGGATGAATGCCGCACCGATTGACTCCTTCGCCTCAGAAATGCTGTTCTGAAGAATCTTCATCTGACCAGCAGTAGTGTTCGCAGCCGCAGCAGCAGCACCACTGAAGGTGGAGTTCAACTCGGCAAAGACCTGATCGAGTGACTGTCCTTCTTTGACGTTGTCACGCAATGCCGGAACCAACGCCACCAAGGACTTGAAGTTGTCTACATTCGCACGAGCCAACGCATTCGATACATCAACCAGTGGCGCCCCGGTCGCAGCAGCAATGTTTTGGGCAAGTACAAGTTGTCGTTGTGCTTGATTGAGATCGCCGGTGGCACGAACCAAAGACTCAATCGACGGACGAAGCTCACTATCCGTGAACCCCGTCAACCGTGACTGAGCCTTGATGAAGTTTTCTGTCTCTTGAACAGCATCACTCGTGGCCCCAACGACATTCTCCAACGTCTTGGCCAACTTCGCCTGCTCCGCCTCATCCTCGATAGCAGCCTTAGTTGCGGCAGTTGCAAACGCAGCAAGACCAGCGAAGGCTGCTGCTGATGCCAGGGCAATCTTTTGGAAGCCGGGGACGAGTTCGTTGATTCTCTTGTTGGCATCGGTGAAGGCATCATTGGCTATCCGCCCTGTCTCACCGAATGCCTTTTCGAGTGCTGAAGTGTCGGCGAAGAGCTTGACAATGAATGAACGCTCAACGGCCATGAGCGCACATTCTACTCAGTCTTGGAGTAGCACCTTTCTCATCTGTTCCCAACGAGAAGCGAACCTGTCAAGTGCTTCTTCTTCAGTCAAGCCCTCATAGGGATTGTTTTCCGATGGTGTGTCCCACCATGATGGGTTGATTGCAGGATGAACTTCTTTTCGTGGTCGTGACTGGACGGATCGTGGCGACGAGAAGACGCCACCTTGTGATGGCACATACTGTCCAGCGACGTTTGCATCGAGGCGTTCACCCATGCCGTATCGCCGGTCGGACCAATCAAACTTCCCGATTGGATACTGAGGAAGATAGAAGATTCGAGCAGGGTCCTTCGTTGCCGGGTCACCGACGACGTTGATTTGTTCATGGAGACGAGCCCATACATGGCTCCACATTTCGGCAGGCACCGGGTCTTTCAGTGGTAGCACGAGATGCCAGTGTTGGTCATCTGGTGTGTTGGACCATGTCGTGTAGGCGAACCATTCCAATCCGTCCAATCGGGCATAGTCGAAGGACTCTCCGTCCATGTCTACGACGAGACATGTCACCGCATCGACGTTGCGGTTGCCACGAGTCGTGCCTGGTTTGTAGATGACTGGCGACCACAGCGCACGCTGATCCTTGCGTCGGGTTTCCTTCCGGATGCAAAGCCGAGACCACAGCTGAATCCACGATTCGGCAAACGGCTTGGGGACGACAGACTTGACATAGTCAAACCTGACGGCACGAACAGCGTCGGGTGCAGGTTTCTCAAATTGGAACATGGCGGGCTCCTTGAAGTTGTTGAGGCGACTCTAGCGTCCACGCCTTCCGATTCCAAGCATTGCCACCACATCGTCAATAGCCTGCACATACTCCTTGGCAATGTAGGACCTTGAGTCCCGAACGGCCTGCCAGAAGAAATAGCCCTGACGGCCACGATGGCGCAAGAACTGTTGGGTGGTTTTGCGGCGACGACCACCGAACTCGGCACCAAAGAACACGTCGCCGTAAGTGACTTTTCGGTCGAATCCTTTGATGCCTGCCGACGCTAATCCTGGTCCCATCCGACCTCTGCCACGAGTTCTATTGGAGCGTGATTTTGATTTGTACAACCTGTTGTGGTCCAGCTTGATAGTCGGTATGCGGTCACGTCTGGCACGAAGACCATTGACAACGACTTGAGCCTGAGACCTACCTGACGATCCGGGGACAGATGGGCCGTGTTTGGGTTGTCCGGCTGCGTTTATCTTGGCTCGATCTACCACTTCTTGGGCTACTGCCTCGGATGCTTTTCGCAATTCTTTGGCAAACAATGGACTCTTCTGAGATAGGTCTTTGAGTTCCTGTAGCAGTTCGTCGTAGTTGATGAGGAATACAACATCTGCTCCAGGACTACGAGCTCCTGTTGAAGTCTTCAACCGGAATGGAGTGACCATGTCAACGAGTGTAGGGCGTGTTCGGGTTCTGCTTGACTGCTTTCCAACGCAGATACGCAAACATCGTGTAGAGCATTCGTGGGGATTCAGTCAGCAACACTGACGGGGCGATGCCCGTCTCGACCGCCAGATAGGCGATCACCCAGTGGGCTGACTCTTCTCCAAAGGGACAATCTTGTTGTCCTCCGAATCTCCCATGCTGACCATGTCAACGCCTTCACGCCACACCTCGAAGGACAGGTTGTGTAGCTTGTTGCGTTTTTCGCAATGCCACGCCAACCATCCGAGGTCTCGTATCTTCATCTCTGCTTCAATCTTTGCCATTGAGCAGTTGTGTACTTCCTCAAACGCACAGAAGTCTGCGTATTGAACAACTGCCAATCGTTGGCTGCCGTCGTTCGAGTGAACGATAAGTCCGAGTTTCATTTGTACCTCCGCAGGGTGAAGTTGTTAGAACTAGGCGCCGACGCTCTTGGTGATTGCACCGGAGATTGGGAAGGTGACGTCTGCGGTGGCGAGTTCGCCGACTGCACCGTTCACTGGAGTCCACTCGGTGACGAGCACGCTGAAGGTGTACGACGGGTTGGCCGACGAAGCAGCAGCAGTTCCGTTTGGCTTGACAACGCAGGTCACTGCGGTGGAGCCGACCAACGGGAAAAAGATTCCGTCGATGGCGTTGTAGTCGTTGTGGATGCTGAACGTGACGGAGTTGTCGATGAGTCCCGAAACTCGTGTCACGGCTGACGATCCGAAGGCGGTGGTCGCAACTTCAGCGGCCGTGGTGGACAGCGTCAAAGACGCAACATTCGCTGAGATGTCCGTGCCGTTGAACACGATGTTCGCATCTTTGAGGACCAGCTTTGCCATGACTATTTGTCTCCTGCCTTATCGGCCTTTGAGGATTTCTTGGATTCTTCGACTGGCGTCAGGATACCTGCGCCAATCAACAACTCTACATTGTCGATGCCCTCGCCGTCCACATGTCCACCCGGCTGAACGCCAGTGACCGGGAACGGTCCAGAAACCAGATACTTCGCCATGGACTAAGCGTACACCGTGACCTTGAAATCCATTGTCAGATACAGCGTGTCGTTGGCGTCAATGTTCGTGAAGTTCCCCGCCGAGTTCACAATCAAGTCATCGCAGACACCACCCAGGGTTCGGTCTGCTTCGATGGCTGCACGCAACGACTGCGCACCCGACCATGCCGTGTACTGATCCAACGCATCCTGAGCCGTCCGCTCCGATGCACGATTCACCACGATGGTGACGGTGAAGTCCATGACCACACCACCGCTCGACATGCCTGTCTGATGGAATCGAATCTCGTCCAGCGTAGGCCATGCGAACGGAGGGTTCACCTGGTCTGGCTGATAGTCGAAGGCTCGTAGTCCGGGGACGGTTTGGATGGCGGCCTTGAGTCCGTCTTTGACTTGTGCCGGTGTTGCGGGCATTAGGCGAACATCCGCATTCGTCGATACGGCTCAACCAACTGAGCCATGTCAGGGTCAAGGAATCGAGAAACACGGATAGCACCCAAGTCACCAAACCCAGCCACACCCAACGGTGAGTCGTACCGCTTAAAGATGCGTGACGCCTGGATGATGCAGGCTTGGGTGATCGGGTCTGGCACAGTCGCCCAACCCCAACGGGCAGTCACCTGAACGAGAGCTTGTTCACCATAGTTTGCATTGACGGTCGGGAACAGGTAGTCGCCGACTGCACGAATCTTGTCATAGGACCAAGTGAGGCCATCCAAGATTCCGTTCAACGGTTCCAACTGATAGTCACTCGTATCCCACGTCGTATCAAAGTTGCCGTCAGCAAACGACGACGTCTTCAACACGAACCCGGTCGTCGTGTAGAAGTCATCCACATCACAAACGAACTCGGTGTTGGCTTGGAACACTCGTGGCGTAGCCGACGCAGCAGCCCAGAACTGGCGGTTGCAATACCCGTCAATGAGACGAGAAGCTGCACCGGCACAGTTGTCAATCAGCGTGTCATCGAGCGTGTCAGCCGTGCCGATACGCAACGCCGCTTTGATTTGCGCACGAGTCGCATAGAGGTTCTCATTGGCCATACTCGTCCAATCCTACTTGCCAATGAGCCACTGATTCCCAACAACCTCCACCTGCGCACCCACCGACTCAGCGAACCTGTACACATCATGGTGAACCGCAGGCCAATCCAAATCATCACCCATCAACAATCCGCCATACGCCAAGAACGCCCAGGCAGTTGACAACTCCAAGAACGTCTCATCCTGCTCGTGAGCCGAATCCACATACACCACATCCGGGCGATACCCACACACACGCCCCAACACACGCATCCCCACAATCCCCGTCGCAGGCAAAGGCGTGATGACATCCTCAAACCCGGCATCCTTCACGTTCGCCAAGAACCGTTGCCGAATCGTCGGCGCACCATTCACCAACCCAAGAAACCGCCACTTCCCTTGACGCACCAAATCCTGCTCCCACGCCCACATGTTCACATCACCCGTGAACGGATCAACACACACAATGTCCACATCCTGACCGAGACGCTCAGCCACCCGTGCCACCAACAACGCCGACCCACCCAACATCGAACCCACCTCAACCCAATAGCAAGGCTGACGTTCACGCAACACCCGCTCCACCAACGACTCCGAGAGATGGGTGTGCGGATACCCGTTATCTGATGGGCCTGCGTCCGCATACACATCCTGCGAACCGAACAACACGCCACGAATCTCCTGACCAATCAGCCCCATGTTCCCTTGAACTTTCTCAAATAGTCGTTCTCCAACACCATGTTCCTGCGCCCATGATGCTCGACGAATCCCACGTTGCGTGAGTCACGAAACTCTGGGAACACCACCGGCACATTGCCTGCCGCAGCCGCATAGCCACGAGTCCATTCCACCTCAGCCTGAATTGAATCCCGTTGCGTCACCGGCGAGTACAGCTCCACCCGGCTGAGATGTTCCCGTGTGTAGATACCCATGTACATCCCGAAGATGCCTGGGTCATCCGTGACCGACACCGAACCCTCATGCTCGAACATGCGGTCGAAGAACGCCTGGTCTTTCACCACCACCGAATCGTGCAGAAACAAGAACCGATCCAACTGCGTGTTCTCATACAGCCATTTGATTTTGCCTAACTCCCACGTTCCACCTTGACGCAACACCAACACCTCACGCTGAATGCTCGCCAAACATTCAGCCAACCATGCTTCACGACCGGGAGTCGTGGCCACCACCACTGTCTCTTTCAATCCCATCCCAACTCCAGACGACGATTCAAGTCCCAATCCAACGGCAAATCCTGTACCATGCGCTCCTCAAATAGACGACGGTTCGCATCAAATGTCGCCTGATTCCGCTGTTGAAACTGAGGGCTGGATCGCAGGGTGCTGGAGTTCCGATGGTAGACGGCAGCCGACGAACGCACGATGTCTACGCCTTTGCGTTGCGCACGAACCTCATAGTCATTGTCCTCAAAGTACGCCGGATGGAATCCCTCATGAAACAAGCCGACCTTGCGCACGACATGTGAACCCAACCAGAAGCACGACCACGGTGGCTTCCCAGACAACACAAGGTTCGAGTACGAAGCTTGAAGAAAGATGTCCTCTACCGCCTTCGTCCCGAACACCACATCATGATTCACCACCAACCAACCCGACGCCGAGCAGGTTGCTTTGATGCCCATGTTCCAAGACGCAGCCACACCCAGATTGCACGGAATCCGATAGTGAAACACACGCTTGGCCTTCTCCGTCCGAGGCTCCCAATGAGAATTGTTCCCATTGTCAATCACCACCAAGTCACCGATACGACCATCAAATGAATCCAACATGGCATCGACTCGATGATGCTCGGTGAGCACCGGGACGATTACGACTGGGACAAGCGGCACCATTCAGCAATCTCCTTCATCGCAGGCTTCCAATGCGTCTCATACACATGATCCGCCTCATACTGCTTGGCGAACTCCACCGCCTTCTTCGAGCGGCCACGACCACGGGCATACGCCTGCTCCAACGCATCCAGAATGCTCGGCACCGAAGGAGTCAAGAACCACGACTTCTGAGCAGCATCCCAGAACGGCTGACCCTCCACAACCCAACCATCCCCAACCAACTCCGGCTGAGCCGTGAAGTTCGAGACGATGACGGGCGTACCACACGCCTGGGCTTCCACCACAGGGATGCCGAACCCTTCACCCATGGATGCAGCCAGAAGCACGTCAGCACCGCTGTAGAGGGCTGCCATAGCGTTCTGAGGCAGTCCTAGGCGGTACAGGTAGGCGTCAGCGTATTTGATGCGATGTGGCTCAATCCCGCACATCTCAGCCAATTCCTTCAGGTTGATACCACCAGCCGACCCCATCTCCTCGGAGTGCATGTACAGGACTGCGTCCGGGTGCTTTTGGGCGAACATGCTGAACGCCATGAAGTTCTCGGCGAACGCTTTGCGTGGAGGATAGACGCCTTTGTTGGCGGCCGTCATCATCACCACGAACTGGTCTTCGCCGAAGCCCATGATTTCACGACCGGTGATTGACTTCCCGCCATTGTCCTTGATGCTTGGCGTCGGCTTGAACACCGACTCGATACCGTGCGGAACATACAGGCTGTTGATGCCCAACTGTTCCAACATGCGAGCACCGAACTTGCTCATCGCAATCGGCATCACATTCGGACGTTGACAGAACGCAGCCACCTCCGGCGGACACGGCTGGTGATCCACCGGCACCCACGATGCGATGTTCGGAACCTTCTCCAGATTCGGAGCCTTCAGCACCCACACATCAAACAGCGTCATCAGGAGTTTGGGCAGGTTGGTGCCTTGCGTCCATTCCATCCAGTGTGCGACGACCACATCGTCGCTGTATGGGCTCATCCCTCTCGGATAGATTTTGATTCCGTTCCACGTCGACGTTGAGCCTTCGAGGCCGTAGATTGCGTGGATTGCGATTTCGTGGCCTTCTTTGATGAGCCTTTGGACCGCTTGTTGGGTTTGTTGCCCGTAGCCCGTTCCCGCCCACGGGGCGTTGGAGTACCAGAGCGCCCGGACCGCATCCGGGGTTCTACGACTGATTGTTCTGGCAAGTGCGCCACGCCCCGCTGCAAGAGCAGGATCGCCGTCGGCTCGTCCAAGTCCAGAGGGACTCCCTTGATGATGATTCGCATTCACGCAGTCTCCTTGTGTACGCAGGTTGCAGGGTTGGTATTCAGAGTGTTGGTGGGCCGAGGCGACCCTGCGTGTTTCGCCCCGACCCACCGAACTCTTTATTCAGTCCCCATCAGGGACTTCTTCAACTTGGCTGAATCAGCTGTTGTTGATGAAGTACTTGATGTGGCTGGTTTGTGGCAGGTTTCCGTCGACTCGCATGGAGGCACGGAAGGTGACGAGGTCCGCATTGAATGCGTAGTCGTCGCTGCGGTCCAAACGGAGACCGCCAGCCATACGGACGTAGTAGCTGGGGAGGTGTCCGAAGATCACCGACTTGGCTGCCGAAGCCTGCGAGGCCATTGCTGGGTTCTCGAAGACCGGGTAGTTGAGGACTCGGTCGTTGCCATCTGCCAGCGCTGGGCTGAAGATGTACGCACCCTGGTTGTCCTTCAACTTGCGGACTGCACCGAGTGAAGCGGTATTCATCATCCAGCCAACGCCGGGGAGACGACGTGCCGCACCATCCAGGCTGTACGCCAGGTCGATGAGGTTATCTGCGGTGAAGAGTCCACCTGCGACGGTTCCGAGCACGCCCGAACCTGCGGCAGCAACGACACCCTTCGGCTGGGTTGTACCAGTTCCGACGGTGAGTGCGTTGTTGACGGCGAAGCCGATTGCGTTTCCGGTTTGCGTGGCAAGGAAGCTCAAGATGTCGACACCTGAGTCTTCGATGAGTTCACGGCTCAACTGCACCAAGAACGAGTACTTGTACGCACCCAAGGTGATGAAGCTGTTGAACGTCGGATCGGACTCGCTGATGGCTGAGCCTTCAGCGGTGATTGCCGCCGTTGACCAACCAGCCTGCGATGGGATCTGGAGGTTCTCGCCACCAGCCGTGCGCAGCACGGTCGAGGTGTCGAGCATGGGGCCGACGAGACGAGCCTGCGCAATGACCTGGTCGAAGAACGACGTTGGTACTGGTGCGCCGGTGGATGTCTTGACGACGTCACGAGTCTCGAACGTGAACGAACGAGTCTCGCCACGAGCCATCGAACGCAACACTTCTGCGTCGGTGGACACGGCCTTGCTGGTTGGACGTACTTGGCCAGCGATGTCACGGGTTGCCGCTTCAATCTTGGCTTCACGCTCGGCATCAGCCTTGAGGGCTTCGATGCGAGCAGCACGCTCGTTGAGTTCGTCGTTCATCTTCTTGTACGACGCTTCTTCTTCTGAGGTCAAGTCACGCTTCTCAGCGGCTGCGGTGTCGAGAAGAGCCTTGGCTGCTTCCCACGCACGCTGACGCTGCTCGACTTGACGGTCGATGTATTCCTTCATGTGAGTGAATGTCCTTTCGTGGACGGTTTTGGGGTACGCAAGGATTTGGTATCGCACCCAGCGAGGCTCCTCAACTGGCAGTCGCAGCGGCTCCGCACATCAACTGTGCAAAGAATACTAGGCGATGGTCTTCAGGAGGTCAAGTTGTTTCTGCAACACGCCGATGCGAGCAGGAGTCTGCTCTGGCTGTTTGCGCAACTTGGCCACAACCTCAGTCAAGAGTCCTGCCTGCTCATCGTTCAATTCCGACCCGGCTTCCAACACGGTGATGGCGGCAGCCAACTGATCGGCATCCACCTGGGTGCGTTCAGCCAGAATGTCCAAGCTGCGCACGCTCGCCGTCGTCGCCTCGTAGGCAGGGAATCCCGTCACGACCGAAACCTCATAGAGACGCACTTCTTTCAGCTTGCGCTCCGAACCGTCGTCGCTGTACATGTCACCGCCACGAGGGACCGAGAACCCGAACGACATCGAGTCCACATCGCCACGTTGCATCAGGATTGACAGGTCACGACCGATTGAGGTTGGTGGCAAGTCGGCATCGACGAGGAGACCTTTGGAATCTTCCTGCAAACGCAAGGTGCCTGCACGGGTGGTGGCGAGAAGCATGTTCGAGTCATGGTTCTGATACATGCGGATGTTGTTGCGTGAACGCAAAGACTTTGAGAATGCACCGGGCATCACCGTCTCAATGAACGGCAACGGCTGCGAAGGCGAGTTGAACACGGCCGCATAGCCACGGAACGACATGTAGTCGCTGTCGTCACCAGTCGTGGAACGAACCTCGAACTCGCTGAACTGAACTCTGCGTGTCTCTACTTTGTCAGTCATCAGTTCCTCGAACTTCTTGGATGACCTTTTGGCAGAAGGTCATTGTCGGTGATGTATGAAGCATTCGCAGGTCTGCCACTCTTCAAGAGTACCAAGAAAGCGTTGACTCTTGCCATAGCCCATGCGCCTCTGCTAACACCGGGACGATGGGACGTTGAATACGCTCCGGCACCACGACGGTAGACGGCACGCAACATTCCGACTGTGGCCCGCTTCCATGACGGATCACCAGCATCCAAAGAATCGTTGTGCTCTTCAACTTTGTTCCGCAAACCAGATTCGGTTTGCTCATCCAACTCGATAGTCCCCGACCCGGCAGGCCCAGACGCCGACCCTTCAGGGTTCTTTTCCGAGCCTTTGATTTGGTCTTTCTTTGGTGCGGGTGCGTCGGCTCGTTCAGCCTTCACACGTTCCGCTTGACGCTCGAACCAATCCATCGCAGGTTTCGGATTCAGAGGGTTGATGCCCCACAGATAGAACGCAACTGCTCCAGGTCCGGGGAACTGGTCGTTGTCTGGATCGGAGTTCTTCGGAGCTTGAAGGTCTACCAGGTGTCTTGCTCCCCAAGCGTTTGCACGAATGACTTTATCCTCGCTGATTCTTCCCGCAGCCATGTCACGGGCTTCACGAACAGTTCGTGCCACAAGACCATCACCAGCAAGTCCCTGCCCGTAATAGTCCAAACCTTTGCGGGCAGCCGACCGAATGTAGACCGGAACATCGAACGTGAGTTGGCGCATGATGTTGATGCCTGGGTCGTAGTACTGTGCGTCTTCACCGCTGATGTTTCCTGTTTGGACTGTTTGTCCTGGGTTGTCATTTGGTAATCCTTTGACTGGTTGCCAAGCGTTGCAGTAGTACGCAGGTGCGACCAACGCATCCCACCGTTTGCAATAGAAGTTCTTGTAGAAGCCACAGTTCCCACAGTTGTGATTGGCAGGCACATCGGCTGAAGCGGCTGGACGATAGTTCGATGGCAGTTCCCGATCCTCCATCTCGTCCTCGTCCTCGGACTCTGGTTCGTCCTCTGGTTCTTCCAACTCTGGGATGCGAGTCAAGTCCGAGAAGTTGTAGGCCACCATCTCCTCGGTGTCCTCAAACCCGCCATCAACTTGTTCATACACCTGGATGATTGCGACCGGGTCGGCAGCTGTCGCAGTCAACTCGCCTTCCGAACTTGGCAAACGAACTTTGCCTTCACGATAGATGTGCTGAATCTCGCCGACCTTGTCATCGAATGACACATAGTCGCCAATCATCAGCATGTCGCCGAGCGCACGTTCACCACCCGGCTCCATGTCCTCAGCAATCGATACGGCCACCATCTGGTCAACCGCAGCCTGCTTGGTGGTATGGCAGCCGATGACCTCACCATCTTCCTTGATGGTTGCCCAACCCGAACAACCTGGCGCAGAATCAGTGATGAAGTATGGCATCAGGGAGTGATGTGCAACCAAGAGACAGTGTGGCCGGTTTTGCTGGAGATTGCGTAGATGACGGTGTCGGCATAGATCGTCAAATCAACATCACCGCTCTTGGGGATGCCATGACCAGTTGACGTTGTGATTGCTTGACCGCCGACATACACCGTGTCGGTGTTGTCCTGATTGACGATGTGAATCACACCCGGTTGCGCACGAGACTGATTCAACGCCGTCGCAACAGTTCCAACAGAAACTTGACCTTGATACACAGCCATGATTTACCTCAGAGCATCAACATTACTTGCAAGTCGTCCTCTTCGGCAGAGAACGTGATTCGACCACCAGCCGACGCAGACATCCCCACGAAGATCGGAGTGCAATACGCCTCCACCACCGCAGGCACAACAACAACCTCATCCTCAACTTTGACGACAACCGCTTCAACTTTCTTGCGTGGCTTCGGACGTGGATACCAATACGGTGTTCCGCCACCACCAGTCGGCTCAGGCTCCGGTTGCGGCTGAGGCGTCACCGTCCCGACCGCCGACGCAGTCAACCCACCCAATCCGCCAGACGCAGTACCAATCTCCGACGCCACACCCACCGCAGACGCATCCACACCACCCAGAACAGCCGTCGCCGAACCGACCACCGTCAGAGTGCCAGTAGCACTCGATGACGCTTCTCCAAGCCCCGCAGACGCAGATGCGACGATTGTGACACCACCAGCAGCCGACGCCGACAACCCACCCAACTCAGCAACCCCGTCACCGAAATCCTCAATCGTCACCTCGCTCACATCAGCGAACAACTCACCCAACGGAGCATCAGCCACACCAGACACCACCGGCGTCACCGTCCCCGTCGCCGACGCAACCAACCCACCCAGGCTCGATGCAGCCATGCCGGTGGTCGTGAAGTTGGCGCCGTCTAGGACACCGTTCCCGTCAAGCGTTGAGGTGTCGAGGACGAACGCTGGTGATGGTCCGCCGAGTCCGACCGTTGCGTCGTCTAGTTCCGACTGGTCGAGGTAGAACCGTGTGACCACGGGTGCCTACTAGGAGGCGATCGTCAGTGAGACGGTGAGTGACCCTGATGCGATGGTGAACGTGTCGCCTGCCGTGTAGGCGTTGGCGGTGATGGTTCCTGAGAACAGGAAGTTCCCTGCTGAGACGTTGTCCCATGCGGTGAAGTGTGTGGCGTCTTGCGACCCGGCGATGTTCGTCCAGGTGAGTGCGGAGTCAGATGTGAGCGTGCCAGATGAAGCTGCCGAGAACGACGCTTCTTTGCGGGTCGTTTCCGTTGCCGGGTTTGATGTGCCTGCTGCGCCTGGATCACCGATGTGTAGTTTCACATAGACGGCGGCTACTGCGAAAGTGTCATTGTTGCCCAAGGCATCAAGCCACTGGTCTGCGAGATAGGAGCTGATTCCCGTTGCCATTACTGCTCAGGCCTTTCCGTGATGTGCAGGATTCGACCATCAGCGTCACGCTCGACGGTACGAACGACGGTGCGCTGCTCCGGCACATTCACGTTCACCACCGTCTCAGGAACATTCACGACTGGCGCATCGACACGCACCTGTGGTGGTGAGACGTGGATGATTTGTTCTGGCATGTTGAGGTTCAGTTCTCGTGTGCCTGCGTCGTAGACCGTTGCTGGTGCAATCGGGTTGATGGATGCGACGGGTTGCAGGGCCGACGATGGGACACCTGTGTGTTCAATCTCAGGCATGTCCAACGCCTTCAACACAGCCGCAGGCTGGAAGCCTGACGAGATGAGTCGTTGTGCGATTGCAGACTTGCGATCCAAATCGGCGAGGTTCGCAGCGGTGATGTCGATGTTGGTGAGCGGTACTCGGTAGACGTCGCCACCTTCGATTGGTGTCATGTCCTCGAATCGGCGCACGCCGTGAATGTGCCTGAGACG